TATTTTTCTCCTGTTTCCCCAATTGAAACTATGCAAACTATTGCATCTGTATATATTATACCAAGAACTACGCCATAAAATATAGTAAAAAGAGTAAAAACTCTTTGTCAAAAACAATAAAAAAATACTAAAATATATAGATTTTTATGCAAAAAAAGTGAAAAAGACATAAAAAAAAGCCCCTGACTTCGGACTAATAAGTTAATGGAGCGAGTGATGAGAATCAATGGCATATATATAATGGTTAACACCAAGTGTTATTCTTATCTATTTTTAGCGATTTATGACTATCTGTGTTTATAATTTTTTATGTATTTATAATAGAATGGTGCCAAATTGGGTGCCACAAAAAATAGCCTACCCTCAATTAAGAGAGTAGGCTTTCTAGTTAAAATCTATTTTAGAAAATCGTCATTCTTTAATCTATTTTGATAAGTGTCCTTTATCAATCGTGTAGCTTCCGTGATAACACCATTCTTCAGATGGTTGTCTTCAACATATTGCTCATACGCATCACATTTGGAAACAATAAAACGAAATTGCTCTTTGGAATGCACAATTCCCCTGCTACATTCATTAGCGAAAACAAGTATTGTATTACGAATATCGTCCACTCTTCTTGCTGTGTCTGTAGCGATGTGATCATCTAACTTATGTTCGAGCGTATCAATCTTTTGATTGACATTATGATTGATACGATCTCCTGCCCATTTAAGTAATTTATCCCAAGGATTTACCTTAATCGGTGCAACTTGTACAACAATAGAAAAAACAAAAAGGATTGAAAGGATGGCGCTAACACCATCCTTAAATTCCAATAATGCAATTAGATCCTTTATAGGCATATCACTACCACCTATGCAACTCGGATTGTAGTACCTGGATGGATTAAATCCGGAGTATCAATTCCGTTAATCTCTGCTAGCCACTGCCACGTTGTTTCGTAACAAGCTGCAATTCCGCTTAATGTGTCGCCCGGCTTGATTGTGTAATAAACAGCTCCTGCTGCCGGTGCTTCTGTAGCTGCTCCATCTATCACGATTTCTTGCCCAGGATAAATTCTGTTTGGGTCCGCAATATTATTAATTGCAGCCAGGCTTTGATATGTCGTTCCATATCTTGCAGCAATACCGCTTAACGTATCTCCAGGTTGTACGATGTATGTTGTGCCATCAGTTTGTGCTACTGGTTGTGTGTATGCCTGTACTTGTGGCTGTACTTGTGGCAGTACTTGTGGCGTAGGTACTGATTGACCTGCAGCACCAGCATATGCTAACCATGCGTTAGTATCACCATAGAATAAGGACAAGTCTAGGTTCCCACTCCATCCATAAATTCTACCTGTTGAAGTGTACTGATGCATAATGTGATTCACTGTGATAGTGTTCCACGGACTATCTACCCATCCCATAGGATTGTTATCTGCATATTGTGCAATCCACAATCCGTTGTTAGTTAAATTTGCCACTTGATCCACTGCACTATTCTGTACATATACAACTGGATTGATTCCTGTACGTGCGTGCACTCTGTCACAGAATTCTTTACACCAATTTGGATTACCCCATTGTGCATTCTCACCAGATTCCCAGTCAAGTACAAGCATTGCTTCACCGATATATCCTTGAATATTATCTAAAAAGAAATCTGCTTCTGCAGTTGCATTTCCACCTGATGCATAGTGATATACACCAAGCAGCTTACCTGCCGATTTCGCAGCTTGATATAAACTATCGCAAATAGGATTGATATATCCTGTGCCTTGTGTTGCCTTTATAATTACTGCATCACAATCAAGAGTTGTGTTATCAATACCTTCTTGCCATGAAGCTTCATCTACTACTCTTAACATTACTTACGCCTCCTTCTTTGGACCATTTAATCTAGTAAATAGGTCATTCACAAAATTGGCTCCACGAGCCGTAATAATGCCCGTAAGTACAGAACCTAAGAAAGGAACCGCCAAAGGTAATCCGATAATTACAAATAGGTCTGCACCTGTAGCTACGCAGATTAGGATAGATACCCCTAATGAGCCAGCTACGCTCTTGTCAAAACCTTCTGCAGAATATAAACGTTTTACATTCTCCCAAATTGCCTCAACCAATACTGCGATAATAACTAACTGTGCTAATGCTGCATTATTCATTTTCTTTTTTCCTCTTTTCTATCTAAAAAGGCACCCTTTCGAGTGCCTTAATAGCAATTTTTATTTTTCTTTGTAATAATCCCAGGCATTACCGAACCCGGGTTCATTGCCTTTGTTTCCATCAATCTTTGAAACAAATACAATTCCACGCGCGATTGCTAAATCACCCTTGTTATAAGTGACTTTTTCATCCCACGGATAAGCTTTCTTTTCCTTTGTCATATCTTCATATAGCAAAGGCGTATTTTCAGGCGTCTGGCCTTCCACTGCGATATGTTCTGATTCAACTACATATGGAACGCCGTTATATCCGATGCGTTGTCCTTTTTTGTATTTTTCACCTTGTCTCCACTGATCCAAAAATGAAACGTATTTTTTAACAACGTCAGCACTTGCTGTTTGGAGAATGTCTCTAACTAAAGGTCTAACCTCTTTGAAATGGGTAGCTTCAATATCCTTTTCTGGAACATCCGTCAAGATGAACGATAGCGTGTATCCTGTACCAGATTTAGAGAATGTTAGCGGCTCCGTATACATTTTTGTAGTAGGCCCATCGTCGAATGAAACATCATGGATCACACCCACCTCGAACGAGTCAATTAGAATTTTTAAGTTCTCAAAAACTGTTCTATTGAAAGTAACAACGCTTTTATTATTACTAGGAACTTCTGTAAATTTTTTTCCATCAATTAGCATTCTATGCCGCCTTTCTAACTAACAGAACGTCCACGTTTATTTCTCCTGCCGGAAGAACATATCCATCATTCCACATGTTGCCAACATACAGAGTTACTGACGTAGTATTCCAACTGTGGATATTGCATAAACAACCTGTAGTCGTCGCACTAATAGGAGCAATCATACTATATCCACTAGGAACATTAATATTGACAACTGTTAGATTAGATGAGTTATAGTTTACGGTTTGTCTTGGCGCTGTGAATCGACGAACAATAAATGTATCGTTTCCTCCGATTGCTAATCCGTTTTTAGCATTGAGTTTTCCTGCTACGTCAAGTTGACCTTTTGCTGTTGCATTCTGCCCATTAAAAGTAAGAGCATTATTAACTGAATCGACCTTAGGCTTCAGTGTATTGATTTGATTCTGTAGATTTCCTGCTGCATCTGTGCCTAGTTGATTCTTAACAGATTCGAACCATGCATTAAATGCTTTGATGTACTCTTTCTGCAATACACTTTGGTCAAAATCATACTTAACTAATGCATGTACAAATTTCCTTGAATCACTTACTGTGATTTGTGATAAATTGCTAGGGTTTGCAGGCACCGCAACTAAAGCTAACAATAAGTACTTATCATCCAGTTGTGGAGCAGCTGGAGAACTTGCTAATGTTCCGTCAACACATACAGGAATCACTTCCCTATTAACTTCATCAAAACGCAATGCAACTGCAGTTATTCTAGATAAAGTTCCGTGTGCTCGTGTTAAAGGCAAAGTAATTACAGAATCTGCAGTAAACCATCGATTATTTAAAAATGCTCTACCTGGTCTGATTTGAACCTGCATAGATGCTTGTTCAACGCTGACCTGTAGAGCATCTGCTGATGACTGCACTACACCATCACTGATTAATCCGCCTAAATAATTTGAAATATCATTTGCATCATATGTTCTATCATATGAGCCGTCTGTGTTTTGTTTTGCATTAAAGAATCCTGATCTATATGCCATTGTCTACCACCTCCATTGTTGGCAAAATTGTACGCCCATCTACTGAATCAGATAGTGTTGTTGATGAAACCAAAACTTGCACATCATTTCCATCAAAAGATTTAACGTGAGCAATATCGCCTATGGAATAATATTTATCAAATTGATTATCTAACCCAGAGTCAACCTCTACATCGTATTGTCTTTTAATATCCTTTAAACCACGCATAGCATATGTTTTTAGCATGTTCTTATATTGTTGATCGCTTAGCTTATTACCTGCTATTTCAGAGCTATAACTCGAACCGTCGATATACGTTTCAAACCTATCCCAGCCCGTTTTATCCCCAACACTCTGGGTGACTCTTGGAGCGTTTTCTCTATCTTCTCCACGAATTAACGCTACATTCGAGTACTTTGAAATATCATCATAGTAGTCATTTGAAATCATGTTGCCACGTTCAAAAGAAAAGAACACATTTGTGTTCCTAGGTTCTTTAATCTCAAGTAGATAGTTCCCATTAACAAAAGATAAGCTATATCCCAAATTGAATTCTTTTAAAGATTCTTCTAGCCAATCTAAAATACTAGCACTTTTGATTGTTCCATCGGTTTTATACTTCTCTAAAAATGCATGTTTAGATTTATTGAATGTAATTGGCAATCCCCTCATATTTTGAGAGATCACCAAATCAATCGCTTGTAGTAAGTTTAGATTTTCTTTTCTGATTTCATCCCAAATAATTCTTCTGGAAAGTAGCGACTTTGCACATCTACCACTTGCAATAAGAATCAATCCTTTATCTAAAGACACTTTAGTTTGGACCTTCTCAATAATCATGCGATGCGATAGATCTTTATCCAAATATATTTGCTTACCGACCTTTAAAATTTCAAATGTTGTTTTTAATAAAGGCACTTCTAAAGAAAAGTCACCTGTTGATTTAAATGATTCTGTCCAAATCAAACTAGAGTAATTATCAATAACACCTAACAGTTTTAATCCGTTATTTTCTGTAATGTTAATAATCATATTAAACCCCGTTATATAGCGTTTCGTTTTCAACAATAACTTGCATGTGCTTTACTCCTGATTCAGCATTCACATAAATGACGTTATCTCCAGAAAGTAATGTAATCCAATCGCTAGTTCTATCCAAACTATCTATCATATTTGTTTTATCTAAAGCTACATCATCTATATATAAAATACTCTTTTCACCGACAGCAGTTTTTATTAAAAGTTCATCATTACTATTGATTGTCACTTTAATATGCATTCTCTTGTCGGTTGTCTGATTGTAGATAACTGGATTTACAACATCTCCACCAATTGCTTTTATACGGATGGTGCATCCAACATCTTCAGTTCCTCTATTTAACACGGATTGGTGGTCTGTACTCGACAAGCTACCAAACGGAACTGGCACAGTAATGCTAAATGGAAAATGGAATCCATAACTTACCGTGTTGTACGATGTTATGGATTTTGTGTTTTCTATAAAATATGGCGAAAAGCAACGTATTGAAATAACAATGAGGTCATCTCTATAGAACTGTTGATCGCTTACGCCTTCGACATACCCATCAATATATGCATTCAAACTAGGGCTATAGTAATATACCCTTACTTTCTTTTTAGACATAAAGAAAGAGTGCAGAGCATGTCTATTTTCATCAACAGGCTCTAGCACTTTAATCCGTAGCGTTAGTGTTCTTATTGATAATCTAGCGTTTGTCATTCTTTCGCCATCATAGTTAGCACCTTTAGATGAACTATACTCTGCACTAACAGGATTTAAACCATCAACTGGATCGCATAGAATGAACCGATTGTCATTCCTGAAGTCTAGTGTCTTTCCGTTAGATTCAATAATTAAATATTTATATCCCATATTAGATTGTCTCCAGTAATGCTCTCTTAAGTTGTCTATAAGTTTCTAAAGGACTAAGCTCTTTAGGGCTATAGTTGTTTTGATTAATAGTAATTGAGCGTTGTGATGAGTTGTCTCCATCTGCCAATAAATTCTTGAGATAGTTTTCAGACATAATGACCTCTCTGCCTGTTTCACCACCACCTAGCAATGTATTGCCTCTAGCACCGAAGATAGTAGCACCATCTAAGATGCGTGGGTTTCTAGTTGCTCGATCATACCAGTCTATGCTTAAATGAGGTACCTTCGGAGGTAATAGTGAGAACTCACCCTCTATACTAAAATGTGGCAAATCAATATGTGGGAGACTCCAATTAAAATCAAAGATTCCCTTTAGCCAATCAACAATTGGAGAAACAAATGACTTGATTCCGTCAAAGACATTTTTAAAGGTATCTTGGATTGTCTCTAGCGGTCCTTTAATTGCATCTAGCAACCATTTAACCGCATCACCAATAGCAGTAAGCACTGGCTTCAAAATGTTGTTCCAGTATCCACTGATTAAAGAGAATACGGCTGAAACAACTTCGCCAAACGCATTAAAAATAGTTTGGAGTATTGGCCATAAAGTATTCAGAACAAAATCACCTATTGCTTGTAAAGTTGGTTGTAATGTGTTAGTCCAAAAACTAGCAATAGCATCTATCACACCACCAACTACTTCTTGAATGTTTTTCCATGCATCGTTCACGAAGTTTCTAAAGTCTTCGTTATTTTGATAAAGTAGAACTAATCCTGCTATTACTGCCCCAATCGCAGCCACAATAGGATGCGCCATAAGAAAGCCTAAACCTTCTGAAAGTTTCCCAATTGAGCCTGTAATTCCTGAAATGATAGATACTGCAGGGCCTAATACAGCAAGAATGCCAGCAGCTGCAATTATTGCCTGTTGCATACCAGGGTCTAAATTTGACCAGCCATCCGCTAAATCTTTAATAGCAGGAATGATTGTATCTACAGCTGTCTGTATCGAAGGCATAACCGCCTCAGCAACTTCATACCCTAATTGCATCAAGTTATTCAGCACCGTCTGCCATTGGTCTGCTGGATCTAATGTTGCATCAAATGTGTCACTTACAGAGCCTAATGCATCTTCTAGCGATATGCTAGAATCCACAAACATATCAGCCGATAGCGTACCATTCTGGAAAGCCGCATACAACTGAGGACCAGCCTTAGCGCCAAACACGGAAATAGCACCATCTGTAGAGGATAGTGCTTTAACGAAGGCATCTTGCATACTGATTCCTTCAGTCATTGCATTTGCTTGCACCTTTTTAAGACCCATCATAGCAGTCGATGTATCAACTCCAGATTTCTCTAAGTTGCCAAGTAATGTGGCTGCACTAGCTACGTTTAAGCCCATACCCTGTAGTGCTGTAGCATTCGATACAAGACCTGTTTCCAGTGTGTCCATACTTACGCCTGTGTCTTGTCCAACTTTATTCAATGTATCTAAAAATGCGCCTGTATCTTCTGCTGATAGACCGAATGCTGAAATTGCTTTCTGCACTTGATCTATTGACTGATTTACATCAACGCCGTTTATCTTTGCAAATTTTAAAAATTTTGTAGAGATATCCTCTAATTGCTCACCTGTTACACCAAAGCGTGTATTAACTTCACCGATAGCAGTTCCAGCATCTTGGAATGTTACGGGTAATGATGTAGCAATGTTTTTAACAGAATCCTGCATTGATTGCAACGCTTCGCCTGTAGCACCAGTTTTTAATATTACAGTATCCATGCCGTCATCAACTTGTTTCCAAGCTGCTAATGATGCAGTCGCAAGCCCCGCAATTGGTACTGTTAAACTCTTTGTCATTGCATCACCAACTGGCTTAAGAGCGTTACTGAATGAACTTAAAAAGGATTGTCCGGATTTCTTCCCCGATTCATCCCCTGCTTTTGTTGTTTCTTTTTCTAGAGTCTCAGAGATTTTATTCCCTATACCCTCCGTGGTTGGAATGAGTCGCACATAGGCGCTCGCTAATTCAATTCCATCCGCCATTATGCACCTCCGTATCTAGACTTATTGAAGTCATCTACTGACATAAACGTCCGAGTTGTATCCCTCTTTTTACCCTTTTCTTCTTTGCCTAACACAATATCAACCAATTTAGTAGGCAAATCCTTCTTGTGATTTCCTGCTAAAATGTATTCAATTTCTGATAGACGATCATGTATGATGGGAAGCAATAAATACTCAGAAATTTCTTGGATGCCCTGCATCTTTTTATATACTCTTGATTTCGCCCCTAAACCGAAAACCAGTACCGCCACTTTTGATGGCGGAAGGTCTTTATAGTTAAAAAGGTGATAAGTCTCTGCTAAGTCGCAGGTCAACTCATCACCATATTTGCTTACTATTTCGGCAAGGGCTATTAGTTTTTTGTGTTGATTGAGGACATAAAACTGGATAGCTCTTCACTCATCTTTGTAGCATGCACTACGCCATCATCTGATAGTGAGCGTACATGTTCTTTAAAAGCGTTATATCCTTCCTCACCTAGCAGAATCTTCACTGCTGAAATAAGAGCTGCGGTCTTGCCTTTATCAGCTTCTCCCCATAACTCTAAAAGTTCCCAGTTATCCAATGCACTGTCTTTAATTTCAATCTCAAAACCTGTTTTTGTCTTGCCTTTCATTTTTTATCTCCTACGCAGTTGGTGCTTGATAGTAATCGTATGATGTATTGCCATTTGCATCGAGCATAGCGCTAAGCGTTACATCATATCCGATTGCAGTATCTTTCTTGTATGCTAAGTCTCCAAGTTCTGTAATCTTTGCATTTGGCACAACGATACGAGATAGTGTTCCATCCAGCATGACAGTATCAATTACCCATGCGTTAGCAACTGGCTCTAATGCGTTATGTTTAACAGTCATTGATGCGATTGTTGTTCCATCTAACTTACCTGTAACATTAGCATCACCATAGACTGCTTTTTGCACCAAGTCACTTAGCGTTTCAATCATTCTAAATTTAAAAGATTCACTATATTCTGTCTGAACAGTTGCTACTACGCCGCCACCCCATTCTTTGATGTTGTTTGAACTTCTTGATTGTGAGCGCGTAACACCATCCTCAGAAATGTAGCCTACACCTTTAAATGCTGCATTTAATGCAGTTTTTGCATCTGTAGGCAATGCTGTTCCAAGTGGCGCATAGTAAATAGCACCAGTTACCTTAGGGCTACTTGTTGATACATTCTTGGCTTTATTTGTATTTGCTTCTGCCATTTTATTCCTCCATAAATTGTCTTGTTACAACAGAAAAAACCGCTTGATAGCGGTACTCTTTTGTTGCGATATTTGTAAAATTGTAATCATTAATAAGGCGTATAGATGACAGTCCTTTAACATCTGCGTAGACCATTATCTTTTTAATTTTCTCGTTTAATTGAGCCGCCTTCAATAATGATGGTGCGTGTGATTTGATTGCAATCGTTGATATTGTAACCCAGTCTTTACTGGATGTTCCTGTTTTCTCGACGATCACATACTCATCAGGAGCGTCCTTAGGTCGCTCCATATAGGCTTTAATACCTTTGCTATTTAGCAGTTTAATAATTTCTGTTTCGACCATATCTACCCCTGTGTACTTTTTAAAAGCGTATTGTTTTCTAGATTATCCTCTTTCGCCTTATCGCTAGATGCTTTAACAAGAGCTGTAACACGTCCATCTTTTGATGAATGCATTACTTTATACTCATAACCTTCGCCTGCTCTTGCCACCTGCCTACGTGCCAGTTCTTCTATATAGCCCTGTACAGCAGGACAACGAAGCAGCTCACCTACACCTTCTCTATTGATTTCTAGACGTTCTAAAACACCTTTACTCATAGCGTTCTACGTAGTATTTATCATTCCAACGTAATGGAATCATTTTATCAATACCCTTTTGAGGTAATGAGAACACATGCCAGCGATATCCATAGAACTCTACAATTGCATCAGTCCATACATGCGTATCACCCTTAGGAATACCGAGTTGGTACTGTGCCTTTTTGCCATATAGATTAGTAACGTCTAAATTTTCTTGTGAACCTACTGGAGCAACAAGAACATCATCAACTTCTATTGGCTCTCCATCCGTGTAGATGGGTGCATTGAACTCATCTACACCCGTCTGAACCTTAGGAATGATTTTGACGATGATACCCTTAATGGATGCCATATAGGTCCACCATTCCAAAACGCTGGCGTGTTAAGCCTAATCGTTTTAGGTCTTTCTTAAGGATAGACATTCCACCACCTGTATTAACGTACGTTCCTGACCATGAATAACCAAGTGCGGATTGTGATTCTTGTGATAGAGTACTGGCGTTATCAGATGATAACTGATCTAAATATCGAGAGATAATATCTACAACTACAGACTTCACTACGTTTGGTAGTATTTCACCCTTAGCAATCATTTCATCCAGGTCTTTTCCAACCCTCTTAGCCTCTTGTCGTAGCGAATCTGAGACAATCGGAAGTAACGCTTCTACTTGATCCTGCTCTGCATTTGATAGATGTTTCCAAAGGCTATTTACATCATTTACGCTTGCTAGGTTTGTCATCCTTTACCACCTTCTTTTCTTTAGTGGATTTAGGAGACGGCTCTTTAACCGCCTCCCATACGTCACTAATTAAAACAGATGAAACATCAATCACACGTCCGTTTTTAATGTTTCTATACTGCATGATTAAGCCTTAGCAATCTTCTTGAAGGATGCAGTATCTAAGATGCCCCAACCGATATATGCTTCAGCACGTAATACAATCTGATTTGTACGCTTTAGGTCGCCCTGTCCATCTGGATCACCATACTCGATGATTTCACATGGTACACTTTCAGTGTATCCCCACTTAAATGCGTTTTGGAAGTCACCGACAATGGCTAAGTCCTTAGATGTGCCAAAAGATACTGTGTTGTTTACATCTGATGCCATTCCATAGAATGCTTCTGGATTCTGGCCAAAACGGAACTCAGGATACTGCACTACACCATTTACTTTAATCTTGGATAATGCTGCGCTGAAGGCTGGAGCCATTGCGATACCTGTTACTACTCCCTCTTCGCCTGTGATAGCCTGTACAGCAGTATCAATATCTTCATCTTCCTTACCTGCAGTTGTTGTAACTGTAGCAATTGTAGCCATATCAAAGTTCTTAGCAGCTAAGCCAGATACAGCAGTCTTTGTAGCTGGATTAACACCATGGAAAGCAGAAATATCTAATGCACGTGCAATCTTAGCGGCAAATCCATCAGTAAATGCCTGTAAATATGGAAGTTGTTGCTCTTCAGACATCTTAACAAATTCATCTGTTAAGCGATGCTGATAAACAAACTTAACAGGTGTGATTGTTACAGGCTTGAAACTAGCATCACCAGCAGGCTTATTTTCTCCTTCACCCACGATAGATGCTTCCCCATCCATTGCGAATACCATCTGTGTATTGCCTGCAAACGGAATAGGTGTTTGATTTGATAACTTAGCAAGAGATGAATGTCCCTTAGCTTTTGAAAATACTTCTGATACTAATTCTGCTGGAAATAAGCTAGTTGTTTTTGTAATTGTTGCCATTTTCTATTCTCCTCTTAGCGATTTCGCTAGTGCGCTGATTGCGCCATTCTTACCACTTGGTTTACTTTCTTGATCAGCGAGTGGTGCCACTGGTTTGTTTTTACCAATTAATGCTACAAGTGCCTCAGCATCTTTTCTGATTTCCTCTTCGGCATCGCCTGAAAGTCTGCTTGCCATTTCATAAGGGAGTCCTGTTTCATAAGCAATTCTCGTTTTTACCGAGGCGGTCTCGTAGTGCTTTAAACGTGTATCCCTTTCAGCAATTTGCTTATCATAGTCCGCATACTTCTTAGCATTTGTTTCTGCATCTTTTGAAAGTGTCGAAATTTGCGTATCGTAGTCTTTTCTGATTTGTTCTAAATCTGTAGGGCTTGTATATCCCTCATACTTTTTTGCTACAGATGTACGCTCTCTTTCTAAGCGGTCTTTCATAATAGCTTCAAACTGTTCTTGTGTTGTGATTGGTGTAAATTCTGCCATTTCTATTGGTCTCCTTTTCCCTCTTCAATCCGTGAGGTATACGTAAGTGATGCTATCTAAAAAAGCGACTTAAAATAGTCGCCTTAATAGAATACTTTTTGTTTTCTGCGTTCTTTTGTTTTCTTACATGACCAGAACGCAAAAATCATTGACTCCATCAGAGATACATCAACTGTATCTTTAATGGATTTAAAACCAAAACCGCCGTTGCTTCCAATCGCACGGCGTTGCACGTTTGATACCGATTGAGTTAGTGATGGTTGCCCTTTATGACATATCAGTTTTTGATCTAGGCACTGTTGGAAAAGTGCATTTGCTTCAATGACCTCTGATACTTTAGGAAAGATTGGCTCCTTCTTAATCCCAGCCTCTTTCATTGCGTCCGCAAGTAGCTGCTGACCACTTGCCCCATCTATTACTACGTTTTGTAATTCTGCCTGCTTTAAAAAGCGAGCCAACCATCCTAAGCCATTACGTTGCGGCTGACAATCTATACTTTCAACAAAAATTAAATCATTCGTTGTTTTAACCGCAATACTTAATGCAACATTTTTTCCATCAGCACCAAAGCGTATGCCTGCATATAACTTACCTTTGAACTTAGGAAGCTTATCGACAAGTAATTCCTTCCACTGTGATTCGCTGATATCTGATTTAAGATTTAACTTGGTCCAGTATCCTAAACGCTGAATGTTGAAGTCTAATTCATCCTCGCCAATTTCATCACGTATCTTACGTTCTGTTAGAATCGTGCCTAGCGATGGATTTGTTTCATACCAAGCTTCTACATCATTGACATCTGTCATGCTTTCGACTGACCATTCTGCCCAACCTGTATTGCTAGTTTTACCTGCCAAAGTGTTTTCACGCATATGTGTAAACACTGTACCAGATGAAACCATTGTAGGCGGTGTTCCGCAGAATATCGTCTGTGGATTTGGAGATGAAGAAACAACGTATTTCAATGTAGTCTCTTGATCGTTCTGATATTCCTGTGCCTCGTCAATGATAAGTAGGTCATATCCTTCACCAAGTCCACCCTTAGATGTTCTTGTTCTGAACGATGCAAGTCCACCACCTTCTATCATCTCAATTTTTTCCAATCCATATTGACGAGTTACTATGAAATCTTCTTTTTCTTTGTATCCTGCCTTCGCTAGAATGTCATACAAACGGCTAAATGCAGAACTTGATGTAGGTGTTCTGTGCGCTGTATGAAGAATATGCTCGCCTTTTAAAAGTCCATATATCTCTCTGATAGTAATAACTTCGTTCTTACCATTTCTTCGAGGCACTGCATATCCAAACTTTGAATGCACCCACAGTTCTTCATCATCATAGGAAAGTAAGTCATAGATCAATAACTTCTGCCAGTCCTGCGCTTTTCGTTTTGATTTCTCATATAGTTTGATTGCTTCTTCTCCATACGTCTTGTCGTATGGCAATATAACGGATTGAGTTGGTGTTTGGCGACCTAATCTCTTAGTGTCTGCCATAACTCCTCCTATCCGTTCTTGTTTCTTGGTGGTCCAGTTGCCTGTAATTTACTCATTAAACCTCCGTAAAATAAAAACACCGCAATTATGCGATGTCTTATTCCATACCTGCTAATCTATACTGCTCATGAATCCATTCGCCTTCTTTTTTGAAAGCATCTATTGCCTCTTGCGGCGCATCTTCTTTAAGTTTGCAGTTAATCATATATGGGCCGTAAATTTCTTCAAGTTTTTTTATCTCTTCAGGAAAAATTAAAACCATTTTATCACCTCTTCAAAACCATCAAAGTATTGTATTCTGTTTCCACTTCGTCAAAAATTCCATGTGAATACATCCTTTTTGCATATTTACTGATTTCACCTACATTTTCATCTGTAATCCCTAACGTGTCAAGTTTTTTCTTACATTCAACACGTAAATCATCAATATAATTGTGATAGTTTTCCGACGTGATTTTACCATGTTTTTTTTCGTACTCTTGTGCTTGCTTGCAATGGTACATTTCATGAAACGGTGTCGAATATGGGTCTTTTTCAGCAGCATGTCCCTCTTGCAATAGAACTAATTTCTTTTTATCACCAACAACTGGTGTATAGGAAATTATATTATTTGCCGCATCATACCGTGCAATAGCATGGTTAATTTCTGCTGAATCCGTGATTATAATAGCAGGTTTATTATTTACATCAATATCGATTTTCTTTATAGCAGTTTCCGTTGCCTTGCTGATATTATGCAGAGCTTTAGGTTTAATCATGGCTTTATCAGAAATATACACATTGTCATAACCGTCTACTTTTTTTGCATTAATCTCTGTTCCGTTTAACGTATTGAAGACAGCCCCAGTTCTGCGGATTACAGGTTTATAGTTTTGCACATACGATTCATTTGACCGTATCCGTTTTTCTCTTTCTTTATCTTCACGTAAGTTTATCCACCGATTAGTTTCCCAATCTCCTTTACCCTGGATAACTACACCTCTTTTTGTTGTGTAGGTTATAATGCAGCCACAACCAGGATGACGTTCAAACATTCCCATATCATACGCTTCATCATATGGAACATCTGTTCCGCATCGTTCTAGACACCAGTGGCAGACGTCGCCGCCACCTTTATCAGTAGTATGTACGCCAACATCGTCATATTCGCGAGAAACCAAAACGTTAATGCCAGCTTCATCCATGAATTTAGCACTTCTTCTGCCTATTTCATCTACATAGTTTTGAGAAGCTGAAATAAAAGTATTTTCCATAACATTGAGTGCTTCATCTACATCATCATAGCTCTCAAGCTTAGAAGAAATATCTTCTGCATATGTATTGTCATATGCAACTGTAGCAGGTTTTAAATTAACATTCGCTGTTTCGTATATGACGTTTTGTGCCTGTGACGCTACATTCAAGATATCTTGATAGTTTGCTTCTAAAATCGGATTTAGAATATCTTGCGTAATAGTTAAATCACCATTACTGACTTGTGATATTGCTTTTTTTGCCAACTGTCCTGAGCGTTCACTATACTTTTGGGCCGCTTCATAACTTGCTTTGCCACTCTCAATCAATTTTCTAAGATGTATAAGTTCAGCGTCATTCTCAATCAATCGCAAATATACTGACTTTGCTTTCTTAGCAATATCATCCATCAGGAGTTATCTCCATCTATACCGAGAATATCTCTCATACTATCATTGCCAATATATCCAGGCACTGCTTGATTAACTTTCAGAGCTGCATCACCAAGTGCAGCAATACCGGAAGCATCAGGCGCATAGATTGGTTCCCATAATGGTTTAGTTTCATACACTTGATTTCTAGCGTATGGATACTTATCACGAACACACGCCGCTAAATATCCAGCATTAAGAAAACCAGTCCCAAATGATCTCTGTGCTTTTTCTGCAATGGATTTCAAGTTTTCGTGCGATGCTCTTATCGCTTCATAACTTGTAGGATTAGAAGATGCAATTCCTAGATCATCAAGTGTTAAACCAGTTTCAACAGTGAACAATGCTGCATACTCTTTAATTTCTTCAACATATGGAGTTAATTGTGCTTGTGAGAACTGGCCTAATGTAGGATTACTACCCTCTTCACTTCTATTGATTTGTAAGAAATCTGTGAGTGATGCTTTTCCTGTTTCATTGATTGGTTCGGCATCCGGATCCATACCAATTAGGTACTTCTGTGGGAATGAATTAACCTCAGAACAGATTGCCATATTCATCAACACGTCTTTAGCATTATTCTGATGGCTTATACAAGCTCGACTAATACGTGAATGGCCAAATGGTCGTTTAGCATCTGGACGGTTGATAATCGGCACTAAAAGAGGATACGGAGCAACATTATCTACAGAGTATGGTTGTAGCCCTTTTTCATAAATTACTGTCTTTCCCGGAATAAACCATGCTTCTATTAGTGGATTGTCGTTTTCATCACGCTTCAGCACTGCATACCCTTCTGTTAGCATTCCAGTTATCGGGTCCATGATTCCTGTTGCGTTACCGCCATCAATAACTTGCAATCTTGGAAATCCTGTTTCATCTTCTGTGATGTAAATGAAGTTACATGACGTAATCAGTGCACCCAGAATAGCAGAATCGAATAAAATGTCACTGTTATTCATGGCATAGATTTGCTCCATATTAAAGTTATCGTTCTTGAATCCTCTGAATCTCAATCTATCAGCAAGTGCATCAACCGCTTTAGTGCACCATCCTAAAGTGAAGTTGAATTTGTTCTGCAGTGCAGTAGGAACCATTACGTTACGTGGCTTATGATTGTCTTTCATTTCGTAGTACTTATATCGTGTTTCGACTCTGGTTCTCTTTGTTGCCAGTTTGCTTCTTAGGTATCCTATTCCTTTGTAATTTGTCATTGTTCCCTCCATAAAAAAAGTGGCTATTTTACTAGTCACTTGTGAAAAAAATGGTATTTCAGCGAGAAATATTCGCAGTAACGGGTGTGGGTTGCGAAAAGCATGGTGGTAGGGGTCACTCCCCCCCTTATGCTTTGTATGATTTCCAGTCAATGGACTGTGGCAAAACCCTGTTATCTATGCTCTTATCTGCTATGTATTTCTTGTTGATTACTTTGTCTGACTTGCCACGATTGCACGATAGATGTGCAAGCTGCAAGTTCTGTAGATCAGATGGATGTCCGCCCTTTGCTATAGGTATGATGTGGTCGACCGTCGGACTCATCGGATCAGGAAACTTTAGTGAGAAGTCTACAGGCTTTCCACATATAGCACATATTGTCTGTGTTGCGTATATAGTCTTTTTATTCTTGTCAAACGCAGCTCTGAATGTTCCATCTTTGTCTGGTCTATTTCTTGCGTATTTACCCTGTCCCATGCATTCCTCCTTCGTCTTATATACATTGGAAACTATCAGTGTATGAGGTTATATGAGTACTTGGAAAATAAGCAAAAGGAGGATTTTAGAGAAAAGCACTGATAGTCTCGAATCTACATAAGAAAAAAAACCACAAGCTGATTGCTCATGGTTTTCGCCTACGCCCATTATACACCTAAAAGTCGTGGGACATGTCCCAAAATTAGAATTTATAAAAACCGTTATAGCTAGTATTATTTTGTTTTTTTTCTTTTTTGTCACATGTAGAAACTAATTCATTAGGAATCTCAAAATCACTTACCTCTACCTTAGTAGATTTTTCATATATTCCTAATTTTTTATATACATCTACTATATTTTTTCTTGTGTATTTTTTCATATTTCCTCCTAATTGGTTGCCGTAACTATCCATGGTCTGTCATCATTTTGAATGATTTTTACAGCTGGAGTTCCTCCGAATGTAATCATAAATGAATGGTGAACACTTAAAACTTTATCTTGTAATTCTTGATCATCTTCAAAAGCGGTAACTTTTAAGCCAATGCTACGACAATAATCTATATTAAAATGCCTTCCGTGCTCTTTAGATTCATCATGCTCATTTAATTTAGAAACAATTTTCTCGGCATCAGTTTTATTTTTTACCATTCCTGGATGCAACCATTTTAAAACTAATTCATTTGATAATGCAACTGCTTCTTGTGCTCTATAAACAAAAGCGGCAGGATACTTGTTTAATAAAATTGCCCAATAATTTGTACTTGCTGGATTAGAAATAATCTCCGTTTTTGCTTGTTCGAATTCTTTTAAAATACTATATGCTGGTATTCCATTAAACTGAGGGTCGATTGGTCCTAAACTCGATTCCTTTCCCATAAAAATTTCTTTAGAAGAACATGCAATCATTGTTCCGGCAGACATTGCTAATTGAGGGACAATCACACGAATATTATTTTTGAATTTCGATCTAAGGTAATCAACAATCGCTTCAGCTGCTAGTGGAGACCCACCAGGAGTGTGTAAAATTAAATCCAGACCTTTCTTTGCATCAACGCCTTTCATGGCATTCATAAAACCATTCATGTCTTGATCGTTCATATCACTTCCGGGGGCTGATGGCTTATTTAAAAATGAGGAATAATACGCAATAGTGTTCCTATTCGTGTAGCTTGACAGTTCCTTTAAATATTTAGCTCTAATTGAATCAAACTGATTTGGGAAATTTCCCATTTCTTTCACAATTTCATCCCAACTTGCCATTACTAACACCTCTTTTATTTTGTGACATAATATTACCATAATTTATTTAGGATTTCATTAACTTTCCTTACTATTGTACTCTTTCCAACATATTTCAACTTGGCCAACTCCCTTAAAGTTTTATTATACTTGTACCTCTGCTCGATTAGCTGCATGTCTTCCTCATCCAGCTTGTTCAACTTAACCTGAACTCTGCCGATCAAGTAAAGCAGGTCTTGCTTTTGCTTTATAAGTTGGTCCTGCTCCTGGAATAGTTCCAGCATATTGATGTCGCTATAAATCCTAGTTCCTTTTTGATACTTCGCTTCTTCTGGGCTCATAATCCTAGGACTCCCAATCGAAGTAAGTTGTGTGTCAATTTCTGCAATACGCTCATTGACCATCTCAAGCTGTCGCTTATATTCGTAATGATTTCTTAGTTCTCTGTCAATCACCTGCAAATCTTCTCTGTATGGGTCTTCGTAGTTCACTTTTTATCCTCCTTCAGCCTTTTCTGTAGGCTGTTTCGCTTTACTTGTAGCTCGCTTAACTGAATCACCGACTTGCTTATTTCTTGGTCTTCAGACAAGCCGTAATGATGTTGTGCGACAATCTGTGCTCTTCGTGATAGCAGTGCTAGATTGCTCAGTTCTAGATTTTCTTTATTCTTATCCAAGAACGTTACAGTGTAGTCCTTCGGAATAGGTCCATTGGCCTTTTCCCAGATGAGTCTGTGTGTCAGCTTCCACTTGTTTGGCTCTGCCACCTTTGTTTGAAAATATCCATCTGTAGTTTTGACGATCGTCCCTACTGGAAGATGATTCTTAGGACAATGCCCTTTTTTAAATCTTGAATGCTCACTATTTGGAATTCTGAAACTGTGATCGCCTTTATGTTTGTCAACTCTGCCCTTTTCAAACCAACCAGTTAAGCCACTAGAAACTTTATGATTTGCCTTCCATGACTTGAATTGCTTGACTTGACGTTGCTCCCCAAAGTGTTCATTAAACTTATTGGTCAGTTCTACGTTTCCGGTCCCCTTAGCATTTTCATAGATCCATTGTTCTTGTTCATCAGTGAACACTCTATTGCTTCTCATGTTTCTTGTTCTCTAATAACATCTCTGGAATCTGTACGCTATTGCATCTTCCGTATTCAAGCTGCGTTTTAGTTGCTTCCAGTGCAGTCTTTGCATTATTGACTAGTACGCTTCCTACCTTTGTAATTGCATCAGCTCTTGCTATCTCTTTTTCAAGTTCTTCCTGCGATAGATCCTCATCGCCTAGTCTTTCTAACTCTGCAAAAAGGTGATTGTTCAAATCCATTAGTGTGTTTCTTGGCATGTTCTATTCCTCCTAAAGTTTATTTCTTCTTTCCATGAATGCTTGTTCGATTAGACCTTTTACGGTCTCGACTGCTTTTATCTGTTCTTCGTATGGGTCACGTCCGTACATTTTTTTCTTTGCTCTTAGAAGTTTCAATTCTGTTTCTAAAAGTTTTCTAAGGTCTTCTATTGAAAAAATCGGTGTTTCGATAGCCTCAAATACGGTCATCATACTGCATTAGCTTCTCAACTATTCGCTTGAGCTTCTGTTCCATAAGAAATAAATCAAAGCTGTTTATTTCTGTGTGTTGATTGTTTCTGAGTGCTTTCTTAGTTGCTTCGATTTTTTCGTATAGTTCTCGACCCTGGTCTTTTAGTTTTTTAAGTTCTTTATACTGAATCATCTATCTCCATCTCCTGCTGATCTTGCTAGGCTCGTTACAACAATTCCGAAGAAATAGCCTAGTACGAAACAAACTGCTCCTGTTAGAAACATTATTCTTCATCCTCCGCTTCTTCATTATCTATTTGTCCATGTTCATATCCTGCTTGATACAGATTTTTGACGATAACAGCCATCATTTTTTCATATATTTCTGAATACTCTTCATTCATAAATTCTGCTAAAACGATGCTATTTGAATTTTCGTCTGATGCAATTAGTACAGGATTTTCAAACTCCTTTAACTTACTAACTTCTATACTTACAAATTCATTCATAGCCCAAGTTCCTCTAAGGTGTAACGTTTGTTTACTTCCATACCTTTGTACATTGTGTCTTTTTTAAATAATGGAAGGCAGCAATAGTCATTTGTTAGTGAAATGCATAAGAATTGGTGTTGGTTGCCATTCACGAAACTATTATCCATTCTTTCAATCCATTCAACATCTTTTCTAAATGGCTTGATAACCGCTGACAAATAAGCCTTTTCTCTTTCGGTTAGAATTTCGGGTTTGTATTCTTCTTCTAACCATTCAAGAAATTTTTTAATGCCAGCTTCATTAGTGCATGCATACTCTTTTACGATTTTTCCGTTATATTCGATTTCGACATAAGTTATATAGCCATCAAGTCTAGTTGTGCCGGTGTGTTCTACTATGTGTAAGTGTGCGAGATTATATTTTTCTTTATTCTTCATTATTCTTCTCCTACTTTCTTGATTTCTATCATCACACCTGGATGCCAAGTCCAAATCTTACTTAGATTTAGCTGGACGATATTCTTGTCATCTTTGAAGAATCCTAGTTCCTGCATTACGTCCTGTAAAATTTTGTTTGCGTTATCTAAATCAGGTTTATTCGTACACAGCTCACCGTTCTTGTGCTTACCTGCAGGAAAGCCCCAGATGATACTCAATGCGATCGGACCATCAATCGGTTTATTAGGAACGTGTGCAGCTAGATGAGCACGATACTTATTTCTTGCATCGACTGCGCTGCTATTTGTATAAATAGTCTTGGTCTTGAAGTTGACCTTTTTTTGTTGTGCCGTAGTAGTCGGTGGAATCATTTGTAAAAATATCTGCATTGTTATTTTTTATCCTTCTGATTTATCTCACTTTGAATTTCTATATCTCGAATGATACGACCGGCAGTTTTATGTGAAATCGTCGGATAGTATTGTTGTAGTATTGCTTTTAAATCATCAAGTGTGATTTTCAATTTCATTTTTCATCCTCTTCTTTCTTTCTCGCGCGTTAGGGATGGAGCGTGTGATGTTGGGAATATGCCCGCACCTTAAGCGGGGCATTTCCCTACTCACACACATCCCTGTCACACACCTGGGACATTTACAAATGTATATTTATATACGTTTTTGTCCCAACTAAATGTCCTAGGACAATAACATGTTCTTGTCCTGTGTCCCAAGTTAAATTTAAAGGGTAGGACAATAACGCTATTCTGTTTTTGTCCCAACTAAATGTCTTAACCTTAAAAGATTCATGGGACATATAAATTTTACGTTTTTGACTCAACCTCAATATTTTTAATAACAGTTGTTTCTTCACCTTTTTTGGACACTTTTTTATACAGTCCGTTAGACTCTTTTATACGCCTATAGATTGTTTTTTTCTCAACGCACAATTCATCAGCAAGCATTCCAACAGTTACCTCATCGTGTTCTTGTGACAGATTTTCAAACGCAATTCCAAACTCATTTAAACGTTGATTTGAATTCTCTTCAGGCGTTTTTCTTGCTTTCATTGCACGTTGCCATGACGGTAATTCCTCGTCAAGCGGTATATCTGCAAGCACTCCTGTCGTATCAACTGTATGAATCGGATAGTTGAACCAAATGTCAGTTTGCTGCGGTTTAGGAAATTCTCTAAGTGTCATATCTACTCGCCACGCTGTCATTTGTGAGGCTTTTAATTCCGCTTGTTGTGTGATGATTTCTATCTGCTTATCATTGAGTTTTTTCTTGATTGTCACAGAATCATACAAATGGCCACCCATCTGTTTTCTGCTCATAAAATCATCGTACGGAATCGTTTCGTAGTATTCAGGGTTGTATTGCTTTATGATTCTTGCCCATTCATCGCATACAGCTTTGTTTGTCTGCTGCTCCGTTACACCATCGTTTAAAGGTATCTGAATGAGATCTATCATTGCATCCGGATCGCGTGCGAATACGCCCGAACCACTGGCTCTATCCATTGACTTCTTGCCACCCTGTGAGCCTTTTGAGTGATGATGACAGTAGATAACAGCACAGTTTAATGCACTCGCTACCTTATCAAACTGATTGGTAAACTTGGCCATTTGTTCTGCACTGTTTTCATCACCCGTAATAACTTTATAGATCGGGTCGATAATAACAGCAATGTAGTTTTTCTTCTGTGCACGTCTGATTAACTTAGGTGTTAACTTGTCCATTGGGACAGCATTACCACGCAGATTCCAAATTTCAACATTTCTTAGGTTTGGTCTTTGAATTCCTAACTTTTCGTACACATCTTTAAATCTGTGTAAGCAGCTGGCGCGATCCAATTCAAGATTGATATATAGAACTTTACCTTGCGCGCAATCCCATTTATTAAGCCACTTACAACCCTCTGCAATTGCAATCGTTAATTCAATCAACGCAAATGATTTACCGGCTTTAGATGGCCCAGCAATAAGCATCTTATGACCTTGTCTGAGTACGTCATTGATTAAGCATGGCGCTAATTCAGGAAGATTACTCCAATCATCTTCAAGGCTCTCTGGATCAGGTAAATCATCGTTAATTGATTCGATGTATTCTACCCAATCATTCCAGGACTCTTTGCCAATATTGGTTGCGATGAGGTACTGTCGATTGTTGCCACGCTCGAAGCCAGGCATTCTACTTAGTCGACTTGGATTCTTAGTGGATGTATCTACATCCAATCCGTTCTGTTTGCATACTTTGAACAAGTAATCTACTCGTCTTGAATACTCTTTCTCATTAGATGCTTCGATACGCACAATTGCATGAATGCTCTTGTTGCCTGAGTGAACTAAAGCTGCAATCGGTAATTCTAGCTTTGTCATGAGCGAGTACTGCATGTCGATATTTTGGGTGTCTGATTCTACTAATGCATATTTGAAATCAGTAATATTGTCGATTTTGCAACCTCCACCATCCATAGGGTTAAAACTTATCCACGCTCCACAATTGTGATTGTAATCATAGAACACATCTTCAATCCTTTTAGCGTGATCTAATTCATCCATTAATCTGCCTGCAGTTCTGTCATAGTTTCTTTGACCAGGATGATATTTGCCATCCTGATCTTGGAAACATTTGACACAATAAGCAACGTGATCATTAGGAGCGTAAATAACTGATAAATACTTTCTAATATCTTCAACTGGATTCCAATTCTTGATTTCAGGTAACTTCTCATAATCCATCATGCTCTTATCAATGACACGGTAGTCAAATTCAATGGTTTCGCCATCGAACAATTCCCTTGCACCACCTTTAATGATTGGCTGATAATCTGCAGAAATATATCCGTTCTCACTTGCCATCTTGAAAATGGTGTTTCCAGTTATTCCACTATTGATAAATGAATTCCACTTCTTTTCGCATTCGCCTGCATGATAGCGGCCACCATCTTGTGATGACCATCTATCCCATACGTCTACTGATGCACCTTCATATTTCAGAGCCATACCTACATTGCACCACTCTTGGTAGTTCAATAAACTTGGGTCGATATACTCAAGTGCTGCACTTAAATCTTCTAATCTATCTTCCATATACTAATTTCCTTTTGGTGTATATTCTGCAGGGTTAACTCCTGACGGTATTCTCCAGTTGTTAGCAGAAATGCGTGCAATCATATTGTTTGCTTCCGTAAATTCCCATGTACCTACATGAGCAAATCCACGTCCTTCTAAGAAACGAATTTGCTTAGGCGTAGATAGTCCAGCATCACGACGTTTCTGCAATCTATCCATGATAAGTGCAGCTTTACCTGCATTTTCAATTTCATCAGCAAAGATTCCGAACTTCTCTAATGCATCTTTTTGTTTCTTGCTGACTGGTGCCATTTCCCATCCAAATGAAGGAGTATATCCAGTTAAGTCTTCAGCTTGAATACTCATTTCAAACTGTAATGGATCTACAAGCTTGCGTTTACGTGTCTTCATTTCTTCGAGCTGTGCCTTTAGGGCTTCTTCTCTTTGTGCTTGTACATCTGAAGATGCTTCTTTTTCTGCTTCTTCAATGTCTTCAGGACAACCGCTTTCCGCAAGATTTTCGGTCATCTTTTTAGCCACTTCTTTATCCGTACAGATGATGTCTGCAGGTCTGCAAAGTTCGTGTCTCTCAGACAACCATAGGAAGTCTAGGATAAGCAAATCTTCTTTCCCTGGAGAAAGTCTCGTTCCTCTTCCTACCATCTGACAATAAAGGCTTCTAACCTTTGTTGGACGTAATACAACAATGCAATCTACATCAGGACAATCCCATCCTTCAGTTAGTAGCATTGAATTGCAGATAACGTTGTACTTGTTATCGCTAAAGTCTTTTAGAATCTGTTCGCGATCATCTGAATTACCGTTTACTTCTGCAGCTTTAAATCCGTGGTTAATCAAAATGTTCTTAAACTTCTGCGAAGTTGCAATCAGTGGTAGAAACACAACTGTTTTTCTATTCTTGCAAACTGTTTCCATTTCCGTAGCGATTTGCTCAAGGTATGGATCTAACGCTGTTCCTATTTCGTTTGCTGAAAAATCACCTGCAGTAACTGACACGTTGTTCATATCAATCTTGAGTGGAACGGTTTGCGCTTTTATTTTGCACAAGTACCCTTCTTTGATTGCCTGTACGATTGAATACTCATACGCTAATGATTGAAATAGACTGCCTAATTTGCGCATATCAGAGCGTTCTGGTGTAGCAGTGACACCTAATACATTTGCTTGGTCAAAGTGCTCTAGAACGCGTGTATAAGTGTCTGATACTGCATGGTGTGCTTCGTCGACAATAATTGCATCAAAATAATCTTTATTAAACTTAGCAAGACGGCTAGGTCGCATAAGTGATTGAACGCTACCAACCACAACACGATTCCATGTACCTAGACATGACTGGTCTGCTTTTTCTACAGCACATGTAAGTCCTGTCATTTTGTGGAGTTTATCTGCAGCTTGATCAAGTAGTTCTCCACGATGTGCCATTACTAGCACTCGTTTACCTTCTTTAACTTGATCCTCAATTACTTTTGAGAAAACGACCGTTTTACCACAACCGGTAGGAAGAACGAGCAGAGTGTTCTTGACTCCGCTCGCCCATTCCTTTTCAATTGCCTGCCTTGCTTGTTCCTGGTACGGTCTAAGCTCCATTAGAAGCGACCGTTAGACCAGTTCCCTGCGTTAGGTGTAGGATTGCCAGCTGTAGGCATTGCTTCAAGTGGTAACATCTTCTTGATATTGTTGTATTCGCTCTTACCATCACTGCCCTTGCGGTGATTAATTTCAGCACGACCGCGCTTCCCAATCACAACTTCTTTTCTCCAATCAAATGTGATTGGTTCACCTTTTTTGTGCATACCTACCGCATCATAGAATGATGCAATCATGCCTAAGCAACCTTGATTGTTGTACATGTATAAATTGTGTTTTAAATCAACATCGCCACCATCTATTGGATCCTTAAAACGTAATGTTAAAATAACTTGCTTGCATGGTCCGATTTTTCCTGAACTCTTTGGACCAGGTTGATAACGTGTTTCATCTAAATCAACGACTGTAAAATCATAAATCCCTTCCGGAAGTAAAACGTACCCTTTGTCATAGTCTCCTAAATCTGCTGCAGAGACTGTCATTCCATCCATCAATTCTCCGCTCTGTTGTTGTGGTGCTGCCTGTTGACCATATGCAGGTTGTGCATATGGATTTTGATAATTGCTGTTATACTGCGTCATTTTCTTTATCCTCCTATGTTAAAATGGCAAATCTCTATCTGTTTGAATCAATTCCATTACTGCTGGCCATGCTCCAATCAAGCACCCTTGAATAAATTCAGGATCATAATTCTTGATTGGTGTGTCCTTCGTGAAATATCCCTTTATTGATACTGCATGTTGAATTTCTGATGGATGCACTTGTTTAGACTTCATTAAGTCAGTTAGCGCTTTTGGCAGTTCAGCCATGATTGCTTCTTCTTCAGCAGTGTATGGTGTTGGCTTCCATGTAGAATTAATTGATAAATGCATATCTGCGTTTGTTGTCCAGTTATTCACTTCAGTTTTTGGTTGTTCTACAGGTTTAGTTTGTTGCGCTGTTGTAACTGTGTTTGTTACTATGTGCTGTGGCTGTTGCTCTTTAATTTGTTCAGTTGCCTTAACCTCATAGTTGTCACTGAATAGATGTGCAATCGGTTCAAAACCTAGTGGCAGTACTTCCGGAAGTCCAAAGCGATTTTTTGCATCCCATGTAGCTGCATGTTCGGTGTACATGATTCTTTCTTTACCACCTGTAGCTTTCTTCTTCCCCGTTGTCTTGTCAGCCACTAAGAACTCACGGTAATTACAGAATAGAATCAAGTCAGCCCACTCTTTAACAAGCTGGCAGTTATTACCATTCTTAGCTTGTTTTAGCTTTAGTTCATAGCGATCATAACTGCCTGTTTCTTCTGGCTTTGTAATTGTTCTGATAACCATGTGTGCAATTAGCACAACGTTTACGCCACGATTGATAACTTCAGTCAGAAGATTGAGCAGTCTGCCCATTTCTTCATTTAGGTACGTATAGCCTTTTGACCACCCAATATCTTCGATACCGTTAACCTTCATGCCTGCACAAATCATTTCGATAGCTTTTGCTTCTGCCCAGTCGATTGAGTCAATAACTAATGTTTTGTACCCTTGTGGATTATTCAGAAATTCCTGAACTTCTGACATCAACATTTGCCAAGAAGTCGGATATGGATAACGTGCAACGTTAAGAGCTCCGGAACCATTCTCTGCATCGATGAATAGTGGCTTAGGAAACTTGCTTGCAAGTGTTGTTTTACCAACACCTTCCGTACCGTAGATGATTACTTTTAGTGGAGTTTTCACAACTCCTGTATTGATTTCAAACATTAAAATGTACCTGCCTTCCATGCTCCTGCAGGCTTGATTTCAGTATCTGCAGTTTTGTTTCCTGTCTTATCAACGGAATATCCATCTTCAATAAAGATTGAACATTCATCTCCAGTTGATACACGTGTAGCGATTGCTTGCAGATTGTTTTCCTGCAGCCAATGCCCGAACTCATTCATCGTGTCAATGTCCATCTGCTCAAGTTTATCCAGGAGAACGAAACCACATTTTGGATTTGTTTTTCTGACAATAGCTGTAGCTACTTTTAGTTGATCAGAGCCTGACATATTGTCCCAGCGTTGGCCTTTATAAACTAACTCACCATTATCCACAGATAGATTTTGTAGTGGCATTTCAACTCCGTTTAATAACTCCATGCGTGCCTTGCGAACATTTTCAAGCTGTGTTGTTAGATCGCCATACTGCAGTTTGTACTCCTCTGCTTCAGCCTGTGCTCGTTGTTTATTTAAGTTGTCGCGAACCTTAGCGTTCGTAGAATCAATATTGGCGATGCTTGTTTCAAGCTCTGCAGTTGATTCATCCTGCAGGTCCTTAGCGTTTGTGTTTGCAATAACTAAATCATTTGCAATCTCGGTCATTTGTTCTTGCATTGCGTTTAAAGCTTTAGTAGTTTCTGCAATGCGTTGTTCTAGCAATGTTTTCTGTGCTTCAAGATTTTTAACTTGATTGCGCAATTCTTGATTATGGCCATTGCGTGCAAGAATCTCTTGTTGCTGTCGAATAAGCTCTGCAGCGCTGACAATTTCATCAGGAACACCGTCCCACTGGACCATCTCATCTGCATACTTTTTCTTTTGGTCAGCAATACGCCCAATCTCTGTGCGACGGTTATAAAGTTCAGCTTCCTGTTTATCAAAAATTGATAACTTATCACCCACGCCGATTATTTGTAATAATGTGTTAGCTTTATCCTTTGTTGTTGAATTCATAAACTTTGGTAGATCCAAAGCAAATGTACTGATAAATGAATCTAGTAGTTTTTGGCCACCTTTCGCTCCTGTTGAATCTAAAACTTTTAATGCACTATTCTTTCCTGAGCGCTCCACTACGATTCCATTAGAAAGTTCGATATGAAGCTTTGGCGGAATCATTGAGCCTTCGCGATCAGGCTGTGAAGGCTTGTACTTCTCACCACCTAGAGCCCACGTTATTGCGTCTAGCACGCTTGTTTTCCCTTGGTTGTTCTTTCCACCAACCACAGTCAATCCGCTTGCTGTAGGCTCTAATTTGACTGCCTTAACGCGTTTCACGTTCTCTAGTTCGAGACTGTTGATTTTGATTGTTTCTTGTTGTTCTTCTTTTTGCATTTGATATCCAACTTCAAATAAGTTTGGTTCACTCATTTTTTCTTTCCTCCTTTTATGAACGATGAATTGTTGTAAACGCTATTGCTTTCCATGAACAATATGCGATGTCGATTTCTTTTTGATAGTCATTGTTGTATGTGATTGTTACCGTCTTAGCTGCCTCGCGAAATTCTGTATCGCTTTCATCCCAATTCACTTTTATTGATTTGATTTTGTGATCCGCAGCTTTCAATAATGTTTCTAAAGCGTACTCGAACTCTCTACGCTGGATGTCTGTCTTCATTCTTTTCTGCACTCCAATCTAGATTTTTGATTTTCTCAACTCTCTCTAAGGCTTCGACGTACTGACGGTTAAAATCAGGGCCATCGTATGGAACGATTTCAATGTCTTTTAGCCATGCATCACGCTTAGCCATTCTTCCGTTGTTTTTGAAATGAAACTGCATTGATTTCATCTTTCTCATAGATCCACACCTAGAACGAATGCGATGACCTTTACAAATAAAGCCCCGTAGAAAATGTAAATTCCTAATTTGAATGCTTTGTCGCTAAATTTATTCTTTTTCATTGTTTCTACCTTTCTGTGTTAAAATGGTAGTGATGATTTAGGTTCATCACTTAAGCGCCCTTACTTTCGACGGATGGAGCGCTTTTTTTGTTTGCTTCTCGTAGTTCTAAATCTTTAAGCAGTGCCTCTCGAGAGATATGCAGAGCTTTCAGCAAGTTGTCCTTTTGAATCATGTTTGGCCATACGTCATAGTTACCAAGTTTTTCTTTTTCAATGTTCTTAATTTGCTTGAATAAGGCTCTTGCTGGTTCTCGTGTCATGCCCAGCAGAATCTGCACATCTGTGATGTTCAGATACGTTTTAGCTATAACTTCTTGTGGTGTTGCTGTTGTTTTCATTGCGACTCCTTTCTGCGACTTAATAACCTCTATAGGTCTTAATTAGTTCTGTTAATGTTTCAATCATTTCAGGGACGATACTTTCTTTATCGTTTCCATAAATATTGCTTAATTCCTTTTGTATCCAGTCACACAAGGCATTGATCGTTTCTACTACTTTTTTGTCCATACGTTCCTCCTTTCTACTGCTGGCTAACAATCTTGAATGCAACTTCTGCAGCTTTGATTTCAGCATCGACAACTTTGCTAATCTCTGAAACAGTTTTGTTGAATCCAACGTTGTAGCTCGCAGGCTTGCTTTTCTCTTTTAGAATTCTGTTAACTAGGTTTGGCAGTTCTACATACAACAAATCTTCGTAAACTTTCTTATCCATTTTTGGCTCCTTTCTAGTTCCTCTTTTCACTTGATGTATAATTCAGGTGTAAGCGAGGAATTTACTATGAAGATATTTGAATTTATAAAAAATATTGTTCTATACGTTATTTTGATTTTGATGATTGCTTTCTTAACATTAATTTGCATAGCGAATATAGTTCCAAATATCCAAGAGACATCAGCGTTTATAACAATATTGACGATTGATTTTCATGTATTTTTTAATTTGTACTTGTGTATCTTTACGTTATCGATAATTATTCTTTTTATCGTTAAAATAATTAGAAATAATTTTAAATTCGTAAAATACGCAAAATATTTTGTTACTGTCTCGTTCGTCATTAGCTGTGGTCTATACTTTGATTTAACCGAATTTATTGCCATTTCATCATTTGTGACATTTGGAATTTCTATTTGTAAGTTTATGTTTCGTGATCAAGCTTGTGATGTATCCAATAGCAATCAGAGCAGTAACTAATCCAAATATGGATAGAAACCACGAATGTTTTTCTGCGAACTTTTCATAATTTAATAATCCATACGCTCCAACACATCCCATAAAACTTCCAGATACAGAACTAAAGAAAGAATTTTTATCTTTATCCATTTCACCCTCCTTCTATTGTAGCGTTTATGCCACTCAATCCCCAAAAAAAATAGTGTTTGCCACATCCGCGCTCAGATTAAGTACTGATGTCAGCTTGGATACTTCGGATACCGTGAAGGACTCACCGTTCTTGGCAAAGCGTCGATAGATTGTGGCTCTATCTTTGCCAAGTATCTTCGCTATGTCATCCTTAGAAAGTTTTTTCTCGCGTAGGATATCTTCGAATTTCGTGATGTTCATAAATAGTTTCCTTTCTAGTAGCATTTATGCCACAACCAAAGACTAACCTATCTTTTTTTCATTGTCAATCAAAAAATTGCAAATTTGCCACAAATTATCTTGAAATTATCGCAAAATTGCGATTATAATACTGACATGGAGGTATATTAAATGGAAACAGTAGGAATGCGAATAAGGAAAAGACGCAAAGAACTTGGGATTTCAGCGGATGAACTTGCTGAAGCAATTGGCAAAGACAGAACTACAATTTTTAGATATGAAAAAGGGGCTATTGAAAAGATGCCTATCGACATCTTAAAACCTATAGCTAAAGCACTTAGAACAACACCTGCAGCTCTCATGGGCTGGGAGGATACCCCTGAAGAAGCGACAGACTCATGTACGGTTAAAATCGCGGAATCAGAAGATGGTAACTCCAATCCATGGATTTTCAACTTTGCGCCAGAAGTCCAAGAAGACATCTACGCATTTGGCAGAGCGGCTAATGAAATGACAGAAGGAGAACGCGAAGAGATGATGAACTTCTTAAAGCGTATGTACAAGGAGCACTTTTGATGATTCATTCTTGCTACGCTGCCGTCTATAGTACCCTTCTACAGGTACGACACAGGACCAACATTACTTACCCCTTTGACCCTATCACCCAACTTACAAACTATTTTCCGGAAATTAAGCTAATCAAATATTCCTCTTTAGATCCTGTAGACATCGCAACTGCAAAGAAAACACATCCATATGGTTTCTCTATTGTGGGAGCTACTACTGGGTCCATGCAGATATATTACAACGACCTTAATCAATGCTTAAAACGTCAAAGATTTACAATTGCGCATGAACTTGGCCATTTATTGCTCGGACATGTAGGCATGTTAAAAACATCACGTTTTGAAGAACGCTGTGCTGATTGCTTTGCTCGAAACATTCTTTCCCCTGTTGACATTATTGAAGAAGTAGACCTTCCATTAGAAACAACAATTATTAGTGAATATTTTGGAATAACTGCTTCAGCCGCACAAATGCGTGTAGACTTTTTCAACACTGATAAGTTAAATTCGAACATACCAGTGTACGCATAAAAAAAGACCGACTGCTACCAACAGTCGGACAAGCCGTAAACTCACAACCAAGTGCTTTTACTGTCTCAATTTTAACATAAAGGAGCCATTATATGGAACAAATAGAAAAGTATTTAGCGGAGATTGAAGCGGCAATGTACAAGATGTCGCCCACGGAGAGAGAACACTTAATGGAAGTACTGCACCTAGCATTCGCTGATTATTTTGAAAACAACAACAGAAAATCCTAGGAAGGAGGCAACGCATGATCGGATACGATGAGGTCAGAAAAACATATTTCGTGCAGGTCAAATATCGCGACCCTATCACATTGAAGCAACGCACTAAGAAGAAGCGTGGTTTCAAGACAAAGCGTGAAGCCAAGATCTATGAAGCTGAAACTATGCAACAAGGGAACGATCCAAGCGATTTAACTTTTGAACAAGTAGCTCATCAATGGGAAGAATATGCATTGCCATCACAAGAACAAATACGCCGCCACCAAGTCGCATTTGACCGCAGATTCACCGACTTGTATAAACGCCCAATAAAATCAATCACACGTGCACAACTCGTTGCATGGCGCGCAGAACTCGCCAATAGCGACCAATGCGGAACAAAGATAAAGAATGATACTATCTCGTTTGTTAAGGGCGTATTTCGCTATTACTCGACAGTCTACAATGTTGTCGATAACAGCATTATCTTGAAGCGACTTAAAAAGACGGATAAAGAAATAATGCAGGAAATGAACGTATGGACTGTCGATGAGTTCAATCAATTTCTATCTTGTGTCGATAGTCCACTTTATGCTCTCTTCTTTGAAACGTTGTTCTGGACTGGTGCACGCCGTGGTGAGATTATGGCACTACAGAAGAGCGATTTTGATGGTAGTTGGTTGAACATCCACGCCAGCATCAAACACTTCGTAAACGGCTTAAAACCGACCAAAACAAAGCAGTCAAGAAAAGTATGGATTGACGATGATTTAAGAGAGAGATTACAACCATTATTGGACGTTGATGGCGATTTCCTTTTCGGTGGTATAACCAGTCTCCCTATTACTCAGATACAAAAAAGATTTACAAAAGCAATAGAACTATCTGGCGTTAAGAAAATTCGTCTACACGATCTACGTCACAGCCACGCTACGATTCTTATCAATAGTGGCGTGAATATCGTTGCCGTATCCAAACGACTCGGTCACGCATCCATCGAGCAAACACTACAGACATATACGCACTTGTTAAAGGATACTGATAAATTCCTGAACGAAACAATTGAAAATATGAGAAAAGGGTGCCAAAAAGGTGCCACATATAAAGAAAAGCCCTTAAAATAGGGCTTTTGAATGTCATGGAGCGAGTGATGAGAATCGAACTCACGTATACAGCTTGGAAGGCTGTCGTTC